TTGGCGTGCCAGAAGGCACTGGCGGTGCCGCGATCTAGAAGGGCGAGGGTGGCGGTGTTCATGGCGGTTGTCCCTGCGTTGGTGACAACCGGATAGTTGCACGGCTTGCGATTGCCGTCAACACGCATTCTCAAATTATTTTTGCCGCAGCCAGACGACCACGGCTTGACGGCCATCGCGGCATGTGCGACCTTGTTCGACATGAGCACGCATCCTCTCAGAGAATACCGCAAGAAGCTCGGTCTGTCGCTTGACGAAATAGCGGCACGCGCTGGCACCACGAAGAGTTCGGTGTCGCGGATCGAGTTATATCAGATCAGCCCGCCACTGGCGCTTGTTGGCCGCTTGGTTCACGCGACTGACGGATGGCTAAGGCCTGACGATTTCATGCCGCGCGACTATGCGCCTCCACGCTAATTCGGTTCCGGCGCGTCTTCCTCCCTGCGCGCCGCGACTAGGCCCCCTCGTCCTCTCACAGCCCAGCCGGCCGTGCAGCGAGGGGGCCTCTTTCCTTACCGAGTGTGCCGGGTTCGCACATGAAAAAACCCGCCGGATCAGGGCGGGTTCTCAGAAGGCAAATCACTATGCTTGACAGGTCAAATCATACAGCAGCGGACGCTGGCGGACAAGTTCTGGCTGCGCACAAGACCATGCTTTCGGTCGCAAATTCGGTGGCGGGGCAGTGGTACATCGACTGCGTGCGCCGTGCCAAGAGCGGCCCGTTCGCAGAACTGGTCAGGTTGACGCCCGAGAAGGCGGCGCTGCTCCTCGAGGTCAACGAGGACAACCGGAATGCCTCGCCCAACAAGATCGCCGAGATTGCCGCCGACATTCGGGCTGGCAACTTTGAGTTGAACGGGGAGACGGTCATCATCTCGCGGGATGGGCTGCTCAACGACGGTCAGCATCGGCTGATGGCGATACTTGAGACAGGCATCGGTATCGACACGTTTGTCGTGTTCGGCATCAAGCGCAGCGCGCGGTTGACCGTAGATACAGGGATCATTCGGACCGCCGGCAACTTCATCGCCATGGCGGGCGGTAAGGAGACGAACCAGGCGGCTTCGGTCAGCCTGTGGCTGATGGCGTTCAACGACGGCATCGTGACCATGGGCGGTCTTGTCGGCAAGCATCTGACGAAGGCGCGGATCGTCGCGAACTACCTTGAGTTCAAGGACGAAATTGACGAGGCAATCTTGTTCGTCTCCAACAAGGAGGCGAAGGAGATGCGGTCGAGGACGGCCCTTGCTTGCGCGTATATCGTGCTGTCGCGCATCAATCATCGGGCCGCTGACGACTTCATCGGCAAGCTTTGCGTCGGCGCGGGTTACGAGAAGACGAGCGCCATTCACGCCACCCGGCGTCGGCTGATCGACACGCAGTCGATGCGTCTTCGCCCCGGCGAGAAGCTCACCATCATCCTCGCCGGTTGGAACGCATGGCGGCGTGGCGAGACGCCCCGCACGATCCAGCTTCGCTCCGACTACCCCAAGCTGGTGGCGTGATCATGTACGCAATCGAGGACGACGTTCCTCCACCGGGCGGCAATCCCGGCCGCCCCGTGAAGTATCCGTTTCTGCTTTTGAACGTCGGGCAGAGCTTCTTCGTTCCGCTCGGCGACAGAAAGACGATCTCCGTCTGCGCCAGCCGCGTCGGAACCCGGTTGCAGCGCCAGTTCACCGTCCGTCAGGTCGAGGGCGGCGTCAGGGCATGGCGGCTCAAGTGACGCAAGCCGTTTCCATCGTCCTACCGATCCCGCCGAGCGTAAACGCGATGTATCGCAACGTTCTGCGGGTCGGTCGGGTCAAGACGGCGGCATATAAAACATGGCAGGCCGAGGCCTTGCAGTCTGCCATCGCCCACGGCGCTAAGGGCCAGATCACAGGCCCTTACGCGATCCACATCGAGATTGACCGGCCCGACATCAAACGCCGCCGCGATCTCGGCAACTACTTGAAGGCCATCGAGGATTTCTGCGTCCAGGCTCACTACGTCACCGACGACAGCTTGTGCCAGCGCATCAAGATGGCATGGACCGACAGGATCGAAAAACGCCCCGGCCCCGTCAGGGTCTGGCTCATAGCAACGGGGGAAGACGACGATGCTTAACCACGGAAGGCCGATTACCGCAAGCGACATGCGGACGTTCGAACTCATGTATCGCGGAGGAGAAACCTACGCGATGATTGCGGCGGCATTGGGCCGAAGCGTCAAGAGTGTCGAGTCGATCCGTCGCAAGATGGACTTGCCGGCTCGCGACAACCCGGCATTGGCGCAGAAGGCAAAGCGGGCTGCTGCGGCAGATCCCACGCGCCGGATGCGCAAGGACTTCGAACGCTCGGCGGGTCCGACGCTTCAGGAAAACAACGCAGTCACTCGCGCGCGTGCAGCCGTCAACTACCATTTCAATGACTTGCACCGGGAATATGGCGGCGGCGACGTCTACATTTCGAAGGACCGGTCTCAGGTCAAGTCGGACTCCATCGACCTTTATCGGCGGTTGAACGAACTGGATATCCCACCAGGGGCAGAGAGGCGGCTTGTTATCCCGTCAGCCATGACTGTCAGCGGCTGCTCGTCGGCAGCGGGATGGATGTCATGAGCGCCGCTCTTGCAGAGTACCGCCAACGCTACCGGGAAGCCCGTGCAAGGCTGTGGGGCGGTGAGTACGTAGAGCGTCCCGTGGTGCGGGATATCCTCCACCTGTCCGCGCGCCCGGCGATTATCTACGACGAGCCGGTCGGTCCTCGTCGTCCGTTGTTTGCGGACAGCATCGTGCTTCCGACGCGCAAGGCTTTGGCCCGCCAGATCGTGCTGGAAGTTGCAGAGCGTCACGGCGTCACGTTCGAAGAGATCGTGAGCATGAGACGGCAGCAGCGCATCGTCGATGCTCGGAACGAGGTCTATTACCGGCTGCGCAATGAGACAACGTGGTCGTTCCCCAGCATCGGGAGGTTCTTGGGCGACCGGGACCATAGTTCGGTGATGTGCGGCGCTCGCAAGCACGCCAAGCGGCTGGAGGCGGGTCAGTGAGCGACCTTTCCGGGTATCACAACCTTATCGCCAGCAAGAAGATCGCTTTTCATGCGCGTGGCATCACGAAGTGGCGTGACCTGTCGGACGGACTGTTCGCGCACCAGCGGCACGGCATTGAGTTTGCCCTGCGCGGCGGCTGCGCGGCGCTGTTCTACGACACCGGTCTAGGCAAGACGGCCATGGCGCTCGAATGGGCACAGCGGATCGTCGAGCACACGAACAAGCCGGTGCTGATGCTCGCGCCGCTTGCGGTAGGCCACCAGCACGTTCGCGAGGCCGGGCGGCTTGGCATCGACGCGGTTGTCAGCCGGGGCGGCGCACCGGATTGCAACCGCATTCACGTCGTGAACTATGATCGGCTCGACCGGATTGACGCCGCCGACTTCGGCGGCGTCATCCTGGATGAATCCTCGATCCTTAAGAGCTTCACCGGTCAGACGACGCGGGCGCTGACCTCGGCGTTCTCGCGCACCAACTACCGGCTTGCCTGCACCGCCACGCCGGCCCCGAACGATCACACGGAGCTAGGCACGCATAGCGAGTTCCTCGGCATCATGCGCCGCGAGGAAATGCTGCCTGTGTGGTTCATCCACGACAGCGCTGATACGGGCACCTGGCGCATCAAGGGCCACGCCCGCGACGATTTCTGGCAGTGGGTCGCGTCTTGGGCGCGATGCGTGTCGCGTCCGTCCGACTTAGGCATGAGCGATGACGGGTTCGTCCTGCCCGAACTGGTGACGACGAAGCACGAGGTTCGCGCTGACACGTCGCAGGACACCGGAGCGGAGAAGGACGGGCAGTCCCGGCTGTTCCGCATTCCGGAGACGAGCGCGACCAGCATCCACCGCGAGAAACGGATGACGATGGAGATTCGCGCCGACAAGATCGCGGAGATTGTCGCGCGCGAGCCCGGCGAGCCGTGGATCATTTGGTGCGAGACGAACGACGAGGCCGACGCGCTTCTGGCGCGGATGCCGGCCGGCGAGACGGTCGAGGTCCGGGGCCAGCAATCGCCGGATGAAAAAGAGGCCAAGCTAACGGCGTTTTCCGAAGGCAAGGCCCGCATCATCATTACGAAAGCCAGTATCGCAGGTTTTGGCCTTAACTGGCAGCACTGCGCCAGACAAGCGTTCATCGGCCTCTCGTTCTCCTACGAGCAGTTCTATCAGGCCGTGCGGCGGTCTTGGCGTTTCGGCCAGAAGCGGCCGGTGCATGTTCACATT